ATGATCGGTGTGTCTACCGGTCTCGAACCGTATTTTTCGTTCAAGTACTATCGCAGCGGTCGCCTCGGTAAGTTTATCGAAGTCAACGCGGACATCGTTGAGGAACTCGGCCTCGACGGCAACAATTTACCGGACTACTTCGTGAGCGCGATGGACCTCACGCCCGAGCAACATGCCGATACTCAATGCGTGATTCAGCGGTGGGTCGACTCGTCAATCTCGAAAACTGTCAATGCTCCGCGCGGATATAGCGTTGAGCAAGTGCAACGGATTTACGAGCGGCTTTACCGGGGCGGCGCCAAAGGCGGCACGGTCTACGTTGACGGGTCGCGTGATGCGCAGGTGCTGTCGCTGACCGCGGAAGAAAACCGGCTCGATGAAGCCGACATGCCGGCGCCGAAAGTTGTGCTCACAAACACGGTGAAAGACGTGCGATCAACGAATGTCAAGTACGGTAGCGAAGTTGGCGATACTTGCCCGATTTGCCGCGAAGGAACGATTGAGGAAATCGGCGGGTGCTCGACATGCACGAATTGTGGGGCGCAGTTGAAATGTGGGCTTTAAGGAGGGATGAATAGCCATGACAATGCATCCTACTAAATACTGTCCGAATTGCGGGCAGCTAGTTGAACCCATCGACAAATGCGTTTGTATTTCGCTTGATAAAAAGCTCGAAAAGCTCGAGGTGGCGCAAATGATCGAAAAACACGCGCATGAAATCGTCAACAATCCGATCACTGTCAAAATCAAACGCCTGCACCCCGACGCCGTGCTGCCGCGCTACGCACACGATGGGGACGCTGGTTTCGATCTTGTCGCAGTCGAGGATGTGATTATTGAGCCTGGCGAAACAAAACTGGTGCCGACGGGCTTGGCGGTTGAATTGCCGCCAGGCTACGAGCTGCAAGTTCGGCCGCGGTCAGGGGTGACGTTGAAAACGAAACTGCGCGTGCAGTTAGGGACGGTGGATTCGAATTATCGCGGAGAAATTGGTGTAATTGTTGACAATATATACAACAATGGCTGGGACGATGGTGAAGTTCTATGCTGGCCGTCCGATTTAACCGACGAGCCGATAGCTAGAGGTCATTATCCGTATGGAACGTATATCATTCAGCGAGGGGATCGCATCGCGCAGGCCGTCATCAACGCTGTGCCGCGTACTAGTTTCGTAGAAGTCGACGAATTGAGCGAAAGTAAGCGCGGTGCTGGCGGGTTCGGGAGTTCAGGAACGAAGCTAGACGAGTTGTTGGCGAAAAATCGGCATGAGGAAATCGATTTATAGGCGGAGGTGGCCGCTAGGTGAAATGCGTATATTGCGGTGAAGAAATGGATCCGGTTGACCTGGTCGAAAGTCCTATTTACGGCGGTTTAGTTGCTACTGATTACGAATGTCCAAATAATTGCGAGTTTGTAAAATGGATCGAAGAAAACGGGGGTAACGATAATGGATAATATCAACGTAAACGACTTCCGCCGTTTGCTCGAAATCCTCGCCGACCCGCGCGAGCCGGATTATCGAGAGGTCGAAGAGTTGGCCGAGAGAAATGGATTTATGTTTAATGAGCGCGGAGAAGTAATGGAGAAATAATGTAAGGAGGCGCGTGAATGAGCGAATTTGAAGTCGGTCAAACAGTGTTAGACCCGTATGGTGATATAACGACAATCGATTATTTGTATTTTGAAGACGGCGTTGAATTTGCTGAACTTGATAATGGACGAGAGGTAATGGTAGTAGATTTAACACCTGTAATTGAACATGACGGAGAGCTTTATCGTTTGGTTGGTCGGAAAGCCAACATCGGCGATTTGATTATTGTTGTGGAACCTGTTAACAACGGAACAGTTTACAAAAAAGGCGATATTTTTACTACTAAAGCAATCGCCGCAGGTGGTGTTTTAGTATATGAGCACGATACGTTTATTTATGAAGAAGAATATTATGTGCTCGAACCGATCGAAGCCGAAGTGCCAGCCGGCCCGCGCGACACGCACGAAGCCCTCGCCAATCTCGCGGTCAAAGTTTCGCAGTTAGAAAAGAAGCTCGACACATCAACCCGCGCCGAATTCCTCGAAATCATTCGCCGCGCGGAAGAGATGCATCACGAAAGGATGACGCTGATTTTGCGAGTATTTAGCGAATTGGGGGCGAAGAAGTAATCGATGAAAAATCATTACGAGATTCGCGGAGACATTACAGCAATATTTATTGATAGCAAAACATATGGAAGGGTCGAAACTATTATATCAACATCAGATTTACCTCGGGCACAAGAAATTCCTGGAAGATGGGGATTAACTAGCGTTAGTTACAAAGGTAGAAAAAAGAAATTATATGTACAGGGGAGGTTAGTAGATGAAAAAGGTAATGTGAGAACAGTGAAACTTCACAGATGGTTATTAAGTATCACTGATCCTAGCATATATGTTGATCACCAAAACCACGACACATTAGATAATAGGCGAAGCAATTTATGTGCCGTGACTTCTGCTGAGAATCAGCAAAATATTACAACTCAAACAAATTCGACAAGCGGTTTTTTAGGTGTTAGCTGGGATAAAGAGAGAAACAAATGGTGTGCCCATATTAAAGTAAACCGAAGAAAAATTCATTTAGGTCGTTTCCAAGATATAAATGACGCAATTTTAGCCAGACAAGAAGCGGAACAGAGATACTTTCATTATAAACAAAAAGTCAAAAAGGGGGATCGAGTTTGCTGAAATTAGCTCTTTGTGGCAAACTTCGCTCGGGTAAAGATACTGTTGCTGCCCATTTATGCGGTTCATATGGCTTTTGGGAGTATAGTTTTGCGACAGCGTTAAAAGACGTTGCTAAAAGACTTTACCCTACCAAATTCAATAGCAAACCGCGCGCACTACTCCAACAGCTTGGGGAATGGCTCTGTGAATTTGACCCCGACATTTTTATCGACGCGACGTTCCAAAAGATTCATAATGACCGCCAATGGCTCGACGGCATTACGCGCATTGTTATCACTGATTTGCGAAAGACTTACGAATATGAGCGATTGCGCGCCGAAGGTTTTACGATTATCCGCGTCAATGCACCGCTCGAACTCCGCTTGCAACGGGCGCTTGAAGCCGGCGACAACTTCACGCTCGACGATTTGAACCATCCGACCGAGACAGCGGTCGATGGGTTCGACGTCGATTATGAAGTGACGAACGACGGCTCGCTGGATCACTTGTGGTCGCAAGTTGACGAGATCATGGCGGACATGGGCGTTGAGCCTATGCGCGAGCGTCCGAAGTTCGATTAAGGAGGGGTTAGTATGGGCAAAGTCGACAGACAACGCTGGGCCGCGAATGTGAAGGCAATGGAAATCGTGGGCAAGCCACGCGATCAAATCACCGCCGAAGACATCGAATTTCTCCGCGAAAACTATACGTCAATGGGCGGACTATTGCCGAAAGGATTCAACGGCGGCGCGTTCTTCACCCCGACGCACGTTGCGAAATTCATGTGGGACGTGTTGAAGCCGCGATTGCCACAAGCGCCGCGCGTTCTCGAGCCTTCAGTCGGTGCCGGTGTTTTTCTCGAACATGCGCCGGCCGATGCCGAAATCACCGCGCTCGAACTCGATCCAACGAGCGCGAAAGTTACTTCGCTTATTTACCCGCATGCCAACGTTATACAAGGCAACGCAATATTACACAACCGCGAAAACTATTACGATTTGGTCATCGGGAACCCGCCTTATGGCGAAACAGTCGCGATAGATGCTGAAGATGGCGATTTTAGCGATTGGCTGACGCTGAGCAAGCGCAAAAACGAATGGCGCGGTAAATCCGAAGCGGTGTTTATCGAACATGCGATAAGGAATACGAAGCCAGGCGGATATATCGCGTTCATTTTGCCGATGGGCATTTCGTTCAACTCACAGACTCGCAAAGCACGTCAATTGCTGTATGACAATTGTTGGCAAGTTGCCACAATCATGCTGCCGGGCGAAACGTTCCAGCACGTTGGTACTACGATCCCTACGCAAATACTAATCGTGCGGAAAGTAACGCCTAATGCCCGCAAAATAAAGGCGGTGACAAAGCGCTGGGGCAGCAACTTTCGGCGATCCGATTGGGCCGACATTGAGCAATACAACGCGGAATTTTTCGAGGGCCAAACGCCAGCCTATTTCGCGAAAGTGACCGATATTGGTTGGGACGCGAAAGGGAACAGCACCGATAAGTGGGGCGATGGTCGAACGCAGCTTGACGAATTGGTTGACGATTTTACTGACGGCGATCTAACGCGCGAAAACCTGTATCCACACATTCCGAGTTGGTATGGCGTTGATAAGGGGAATGAGGCGTTCTTCTTTTCGCACGGAAACGACAGTTGCGATGGTTTTCGAGATGCAAGCGCGACGTATCCCGATGGACCGTACCGTTGGAACGAATTGACGCTTGGCACCGGCGAGGAAGTCGAGTGGATTCGCGCGGATGGGACGAAAGAAATGCGCAGCACATGGGATTTTGAGTGGCAGGACGATATAGTGGCGGATTGGCAAGCCACGAAGGAGGGCGCTGAATGAGCGATTGGCAACTCCGCGAAATGGCCCGCTTCGATCCCGACGGACCCGACATGCGAATCGTTGGGCCGCCAGCCCCGCTGCAATACTGCGAAGAGTGTGGCGCGCGG